TTTGTGAAAATGTATTAACTAAAATACTATCTATTCTATTTTTTGTTTTTCCGAACATATTATTGTCTTTAACAATAAATATCTATTCACTTAATAAACTATCCACCTTTTTAGAAACCTCTTCTAATTTATCTTTACCTCTGGTAAGATTAACGTCAAAATTGTTATTATCTATACTTTCTAATATTAAAGGTAATTTTGATTTATCTATGGAAGCTAACTCTAGACCACCTCCACCAGTATCATCACCACCAGTATCATCACCACCTAAATCTGTTGGTGGGGTTTCTTCTGTCCCACTTTCCAGTCCAGTATCAGCTGGAGATTCTTCTTCCCCACCTGCTGCAGCTTCTGTAGCACCACCTTCGTCAGGTTTCATTTCACCATAAAGTTTATCTATATTAGAGAATATTCCCGTATTTTTAATAATTGTAGCAGTTTGATTCAATTCTTCACCTACCGCTTTTTCTATACGTTGTTGTTGTAAGTCAAGTTTAATTTCTTCGTCAGAGAATCCAAGTATGTGTTTTTTACCCCAAGTAGCGGATACAGCTTGGATACCAGAACCTGGGTCAGTAACAGCGTCTTTATATAAAGTAATTTTTTCTTTCCATTGTTCAATCTTTAATAATTCCGATTGTGTTGATGGGTTGGTGAGGCCTAAAGTAAAGTTACCTAACTCTTCCTCGAAACCTAACATATATAAATGAATTATAGCAATTTTGTTAAGTTCTTGTATTATAGATTTTTGAATCCTATTAATACTTCTAGCAAATCTAATGTCTTGAATAGCAAGATTTTTACCTTCCCCAACTACATCTTCAAAACCAAGAAAAGCTTTAGGTATTCTTAAGGCTGCTAATAATTTTTTTTGTATGTATTCTATATCCGCAATTTCTGCAAGATTTGTCGCTCCTGGAAGAGTTTCTATAGGATTAGGGGCCGCTAAATCTCTAACTGGTATAAAAAAGTCTTGGTCTACCGCCATTTGATTATAACGTAAATCTACATTACCAGTTTCTTTATCAACAATAGGGTCCCTTTTAAATTTATTAGCAATTCTTTGTACATAAGCTTCCACATCTTGGTCTTCCATATTACCCACATAAACTTTAAACACTCTTCTTTCTGGTGCTCTAGAAGTTCTATATATTAACATTGCGTCTTCCGCTAATAATAATTGTTTCCATATACGTCTAGACTTTTCTAACATAGAAGTACCATAAGGTAATCTACGGTCATCAGCTAACAATCTAAAGTGAGCGACTTCCCATGTGTTAAATTCCATATTTTTATTTTTCCATATGAATTTAACTTCCCTTTCTTCTTTATCTCCCGTTCTAGTTTCATAAGTATTCATCCCCTTCTCAATACGCTCTATTTCAATATTGGGTAGTTGACTAGCACCGACTATACCTTTTTCTGGGTCTATTTTAAGATAGACAAAATTATCACCGTATTTACAAGTATTTCTTACCCACATAGGAAGATTAGATTCTATATCTAAAATATTATTAAATAGGTCACCCAGTACAGCTTTAATTCTTTTTGATTCTGAATAAATGTTTAACATGTAACCTCTTTCAGAAATAGTACAAGCCTCTTCTGATACGATATCTAAAGCTGCTGATATTTCTGGTGTGAACTCCATGGATTCATAATCATAATAGGAAGCCAATCTTGTAGGTTCATAATAAACAGCTTGAGAATAGAGTTGAGATTCTATTTTTTGCCATTGATTGGAGAGGTATTGACCTTGTTGTAATTCTAGTTTAGTTCTTTCGTAGTCTACTTTAGAAGTAGTTCTTAATATATCTTTCTTATCAAAATTATAAGTACGTTTAGGAGCTGAGGGTCCTTCCGCACCAAAAAGGTTGTTTAACCTTTGAAATATTGTCATATTTTTTTGTTCTGCCATAACTGTATAATTTTACAATATTTTTTAGTCTAGTAAATACTTAAATAACATAATCACATTCTACATATGCTGCATTTGTTGGGGTTCCTGTATTATTACCACAGGTTCCTCCGAACACATAAGTTACACAATTATCTACTGTTACCCCACCACAATTTTCACAACAAACTACATCTTTAATTTTTTTAGAAAGTGCATTACTGTTTTTCACTACAAAATCAGGAGGAGTAGGGCTCCACGAGTAAACAGTAGTCCCTAATACTTGTCTTAGTAACTTACCACTCCTATATCTTCCACTAGAACCAAATCCAGGTTTTTTAACTATTGCCATTTTATTTTTTTTATTTTAATCCTGTATACATCCATAAATAGTCTTTAGGGTCGTTAGAAGATGGTGGTAAAGCGTTACTTGATGCTCTTGATGGTTTAAAAACTGGTTCTCCTTTACTAGTGTTAAATTTTCTTTCGTCCGTCACCCAAGCATCTATCATTGCTTTTGCTTGTGCTACATTCTTTTTTAATTGTGTGAAAGAATTTTGAGCAACGTAAAGTGCCATAGCTAAAGACATAATTAAATCATCATGATGACCTTTCATATGGTCAGGTCTACCATTTATGTAAACAAAAGTTTTTAGTTCATTCATTAATCTTTGTGACCTTATTTTAAATCCAGTTCTTAATTGTTCTTCTAAAGCTTGTACTAACTGTGCTCTTTTACTATTAAAATTTATACCAGGTGTTTTAGTGTCCGGATTAAATTTCCACATTTCTTCTGCTTTTACACCATCATAATAGAAATCTTTATATCCCAGTTCTAACATTTTTCTAGATGTAGCTACACCCATACCACCTGTAATATCTATTACAACAAAACACCTGTATTTAGTAGCCCATTTATTAGCCAAATCCGCAACAATATCTGGTGGAATTTTACCTAAATATTCTACTACTTGCTCTCGTTCATCAAAATCTATTATAACAAAACCACTAGAATCTTCACTGTCACCTCTAGAAACATCTATGCCCATAATATACTTATGTCCAGGAACTGGGTCCTTCCAAATCCACAAACCGTTACCTACCCACTTTTCCGTAGGTTCACATATATGTTCTTGTAACTGGTCCATGGTTGTACTATTAATTACATTGTCACCAGAACCTAAAAAAGCACATTCTAACTCTTGTGATATTTTTCGTCTATCAAATTTTAATTTTTTACACATAGACTCAAACCAATCTGAAAATGGTTTGTAACCCTTATCTAAATAAGTTTGGTAATCATCTTTATTTATGTCCGATAGAACATCTTCCTTTTTATATTCATCTCTATTTAAAAGGAAATGTACAATATCTTTAGTTTTAACCCATCTTAAATCTTGTGTAAATCTAGGGTCATGATACCAACTTAAATAACTTATTTGAAAATTATTTAATCCTCTAACTGATTGGTCAAAAACTTCGTAGTAAATTTGGTCAAATCCGTTAGGTGTAGAAATAACTATAACTTTACCTCCTGTAGCTAAAGATGCCATACATGCTGCCCATAAGTCTCCACCTGATTCAATATACGCAGCTTCATCAAATACTAATATCGTAGGTGTATACCCTCTAAGTGCATCGACTGAAGTCGCGACTGCTTTTACCTCCGAACCATTATTAAGTTTATAATGTTTTTGGGAATTTTTATCTTTGTCAAATCCCACGTTTATCCAATCAGGCCATTGTCTTAAAAAACCTTTTATCTTATTTGCCATCTCAGTAGCCGTGTCTAACTTGTTAGCTAGTATAAGAATTTTTTCTGGTGACTCTTTAGAAGCAAATTGTAATTTTTTAGATATCCATCCAGCAGTTGCGGTAGAAACACCCGCTTGTCTGTACTTTAGGACTATATTATCGGAATAATTTTCAAAATCCTTTATCATTTCCTTTTGTTCAGGAAACAACTCAAACGGGACATGTTTTTGTTGGGTGTTGTCGTAGGTTTGCAAATAACTTTTAAGTGCGTACGGTGTATCACCGTGGCATTTAACATATTCTTGTATGAGTTCCTGTTTATTCATTCCCATACCAATAAATACTTGATTTTAATCTTTATTAAGATTTCGATTGATTTCTAAGAAATTCTAACTCTGCTTTAGTTAAAGAGGACATTCCACTTCTACCTATTTTATCTAAAATATCGTCAACATCATATTCTTCACCACTATCTGGTTTAGGTACGTCTAAAGTCCCTAGCACATCTGCGGTATCTGAACCAGCAACTGCAGTATCACCATCATCATCTCCAAAATCACCAGTAGCGTCTTCATATTCTTCTCGATTTAAATCAGATATGATTCCTTTAACCATTCTTTCCAACTCCTCTTTTCCTTCGTCACCCCCACTTAGAATTTTTTTAGCTAATGTAAACATTTCTTTAGCGTCCATATTTGCAAATTCACTAAATAAATAATTTTGTATTACTCTCTTATCGTCTTGTAATAAATCGTGTGGGTAAGCCTCTCTAAATTTTTCCCAAATTACAGGACCTAATCTTAAGTCCCAAACTTCAGCTACTAGAGTATCTTCTGAGTCAATAACTCTTTGTGCCATTCCAGGGTCATCGGGTAATCCTTGGGTAGCGAGTAATTCCATAGTTCCTTTAACTAATTCATGTACTAAAACTGGGAAAGTAATTCCTCTAGCTTTAATAGTGGGTGGGTCTGTGTCTGGGTCAAGTTCTTCTCTACCAGCTATATTTTGACCCGCTTGTGCCATCATCATAGTTGTTTGGTCTGGCATAATCCAATAAACTAAATCGTTGATTGACATCATAACACCATATAAATTAATTAAGTCAGGACTAATATTGTTAAGTTCCTCTTCAACCAAATGGAACATATAATGTCCTTTTTTGGAAGCTCCTTGAATTAATTGGTTTAAAAATCTTCTTTTTTGTTTTTCTAGGTCAAACTCCTCAAACTCTTCCATTGCTTCTTCCTCAGCATCCATCTGTTGTTCTGGAGTTTGTTGTTGTTCTTGAGACTGACCTTGCATTCCCTCGCTACTAATTTCTCCCATACCTACAATTTTAGCATCGTATTGTACAGCATCTGGTGGGATAGCCATTTCCTCTCTAACTATTTTTACAGCTAATTCTTCTAATTCTTGTTTGTGTTGAGATTCTAGTTGTAATATTCTTTGTGTTGCACCCATTAACATTTGTTGTAATTGCATGAATGATTGTGGGGTAACGTTTCTTAAACCTGTATAATTTTTAACTTTTTCTATTACCGACTTAAATCTTTCAGAAGCTATTAACTCTTCGAAATTAGACGGTATACCTTCTGGTGGTACAGATGGATATGCTTCAGAACCTGCACCTGGAAACTCTCCAGTTTCTAATTTTCCTTGTAAGGTAGGGTCCATTCTTTCAGGTCTGTCACCATAATCAATCGGTGCTTCAAAGATATTTTTAGTAAATTCTCTTAATATTTTTCTAGTTTTCATTTTGTTCTAGCTTTTGGTCTTGGGTTAGGCCCTGGTTTAGGTTTAAATGGATTTCTTCTACCTGGTCTTGTACCTGGTGAAACACCTGGTTTAGTCGGTGCTGGTTTTGTTGTGGGTGCTGGTGAGTTCATAAATAAACTATCAAAGTCTAACCATGCTGGTAACTCGTCTTTTGCGTCTTCCACATCATTATCAATAACTTTAACATCTTGTGTTTCCACAGCAATCTCATTTAAAGTTTGTAAAAATTGTGATTTTGTCATCGAAGGTCTCTCATATTTTTCTACTAATCCTAGTAACCAATTTTCAGTTAATTTTTGTTCATCAACTTTTTCTGGTAAATTTTCTGGATTAGGTGTGTTAGTGTAATCAGTTATAGCTTTTATAGTCATATCTTTAGCAGCCTTACGTACAGCATCATCATTTCTACCGTCCCCACAATCTTTATACTTACTTTTTTTACAAGCTAATACTAATTTGTGAAAATTATATTGTGATTTGGATTTAGCGACCTCCATCAAATCTTTCTTTCTTATATGTCTTTCAAACATGCCCATACCATCATCTGAGTTATCGTCATTATCTGGTCCTTTTTGTGGTGCGTCTTGGTCTGTATCCATTCCCGCCACATCTTTTTGTACATGTACTAACTCATCTTCCGCATCTTCATGTAAACCACTACTGTGTCCTCTTGGTCCATCGGATTGATGTCCTTTCGCTACAGGATTCATAAATGAGTATTTTGGTTCTGGTGCAAATTCATTTAATTCACCAGCGAAACCTTCTTCGTCCCATCCATTTCCACCATAAGAATCCATTGGTCCGTCTGAATCAAAACCTTCAGCGTCTGGATTATGGAATGATGGTGTGTCTAAATATTTTGCGTTTCCACTATATTGTCCTTTGTTTTGTTTTGTACCTGCACCTATTAAAGTTCCTTTATTATCTGTTGAGTAATAAGAATCCATCGGTCCTTGAGATGTGTGAAATCCTCCATCATCTGGATTTTCAAAAGAAGTTTCGTCAAAATCACCAGCTCCCATATCCATTATCACTTCGTCTAAATCCTCTTTCTCTAAAACTTCAACTTCCTTATCTCCTTTTCTATATTTTTGAATTGGTGTGTTGGTAGGTGTAAGTTCCTGGTCCTCGTTCATTTCAGTTACTTTAGCTGTATCTCCCGTAGTGTCTATATCTACATTTTCAGCGTCATCCACATCTGTTGTAACTTTATCTATAAAAGATTCTTTTTGTCCAGGATTTTTTAAATCATATTCAGTAGTAGTTGATTGAGTTGTGGTTTGTTCATTTAAAACTCTTTCTCTAAGAGCTTGAAGTTGATTATTGTCAAACTTTAAAAGTGTATCAATGTTAAAACCTTCTTTTACTAGTTTGGATAATGTGTCTATCTTACTAAATTTTTTCATGTTTTTCTGTTTCATTTGAGGTTAAAATTAAATCTCTTGAGTATAGTTTATCTGTAACAGATTCCATAGTTTCTCCAAACCTAAATACCAACCTAGTATCTTTTATGTCTTCTTCTTCAGTGTACTTTTCCCAACCTAATGCTATAACATCATCAATTGCGTCAGTAAATGAAAAATAGTCTGAATTTTGAACTAATTCAAATTCCAGACCTTCTTTTGAAAGTGTTCCCACTTTACTAATATACTCAATGTCAGGAGGTAATGGTTTTCCTAGTGCAGGATTTGAGTCCCAGTCTGGTCCCCATATGTCTACGAGTTCAGAAGAAAAGATGAATTCGTATACATAGTTACCTCTGAAATTAGAACCTAATCCATTGATGTATACTAATTTCATTTTAAATAACTTTTCCTGTTTTTGTTATTTCTACTAAATTTTTATTTCTTTTAAAAACTAAACCACCTCTTTTGTTTTTTCCCATGTAGTTAAAGTTTTTATTTTCATTTAAAAATCTTTTAGTTGTTCTTTCTTGTTCATATGAACCAAAAGAAGATTCTACTAATCTTTTTCTTTTTACTTGTTTAATACTTTCATTTAAAAAGTTTTCTTTTCTTCTTTTTTGTTCTTCTATTTTTCGTTGTTGCCTAATTCTTTTTTGTTTCTTTTCTTGTGGTGTTAACTGAAAGTACTTAGATAAAGTTCTATTAACTGTACTCTCATTAAATACGTCTGCGACTGCTGATACAGCTTCTACGTCTTCTTCATCACCAGCAAAATTTATTGTGTCTTCTTCATTAACATCAATATCAGTTTTAATTGTTACTGGGTGCATTTTCCCACTACCCTTAGGGTATTCAAATTGTTTTTTACCTTTATCTCTTGCTTCATCTGCGGCTAAAACAAAACTTTCTTCCATATCTTTTTCTTCGTTAAATATCCCACCGATACTATCCGTAGCTAAAGACATCATCTCAGGTCCTAATTTTTTCAGTAGACAAGTTGCCCCTTCAAAATTATCCGATGTTAAATATTTTGTAAAATCGAATATACATTCATCTCTTTGGACTATATTCATCATTGTACCACAGTGTTCAGGTTTTCTCCAGTCAATTAATTCGACAAGGTCCCCTATTTGACTAAAACTTAAACATTTCATTGTAGCTTTTACAACTTTCAGAGCTAATTTAGGGTCTTTTATAATTAAATCTACAAGCATTTCTATGCTAGGACTACCAAACATTTCATTCATTTCTCTTTCTTCATTAAAAACTTTGTCTGCTGCTCTTTCACCAAAACCAGCTGCTGCAGCTCCGATTGCCATTCTTGCTAAAGCTCCTAGATTTTCATCTATTTCTTCATCGTCACCCATAACCATACCTTCAGCTAATTCAGTTTCTAAATCCATATCTAGGTCTTCACCTTCCATGTCATCCATACCTAGGTCTCCACCTCCCATGTCATCATCACCTAAATCCATTTCTTCATCACCAGATAGTTCAACATCAAATTCACCTTCTTCAGTATATTCAATATCCTCGTCTTCAAACTTATCTACAATTTCGTCTTTGTCATCAGAACTTAATTTTTCTAAATCCACGGCTGAAATAACAGAGTTAAGAACGTACTTAATAATGTCTGCAGTCATTTCTGGTTCAGGAAGGTCTCTAAGTTTTTGACCTAATTTACCAGTTAATTTTTGAATGGCTTTAGTAGCGTCCTCATCGTCAGTTACTTCCACATCCATTTCACCTTCAATTTCTTCTCCACCTAAATCGTCTTCCACTTCAAAGTCCATGTCTGTAGTTTCTTCCTCACCGCCCATCTCCATCGCGTCTTCAAATCCTAAATCTTCAGTTTCTCCACCAGTATCTTCTGATTCTGGTTGTTTAAGTACAAATTTTGTATCTTCCTCCTCTTGTTCACCAATTAAATTTAATTGTTTTCCACCATTATAGTTTTCATTTAAAGGTTTCATAAGTAAGTTAAGCTTTTTTAGAGCTTCTGAGTATGAATTAAAAGTGTATCTAGAATTATTTCTCATTCCAGTCATGTAATTATACCCATCAGTACCTTCTTTTAATATCATATACTGTGCATTTTCTCTAATGATACCATATTTGTTACCATCGGCCGCTTTAATTGTATATTCTAAAGAAGCTGTATTATGAGTCTTAACTTGAGGTTTCATTCCATAGTTAGCTATCTCCATAATTCTTTGGAGTTTTTTATCTAATGGAAGTTTCTCACTCCCTACTGGTTTTAAATCTGCCATTTTTTGTTATTTAATTTCTTTTTTTATTTAACTTTGTAAAAATCCCATACCTATTAATGTGTAAGGGGTTGTAGGATTTATTGTTGTACTTCCACTATATGTAGCTTTTTGAGCATTACCATCGGGGTCTAAACATGTTTTACAATCACATACAAAACAAGCATTAGTTAATGTCCCAGATACTGTTTTTATCACTATATCTAAAGTACTACCATTAGTTATACCTACAGTAGCACCGTTTATTACCAAACCAGATACCGCACCACTACTTGCAAAAACTGATGTACATGTTTTACCAGTTAATTGACCAGTAGATGTTAGATAGGGTTGGATACTTGTACCACAGTACAATTCTTCTCCATATGATAGTCCAGCGTAATTTGCCATAATAAGTTTATTTTTTTATATAAATATTAAGTCTAATAGAAAAAAAACCTTTCTAATCTAAACTTAGACTTAAATCTAATACTTTATTTTTTAAATCGAAGAGTTTTTTAATATAACCACTTCTTCTTAAAAATTTAAAAGCCAGATTTTCATATGAGTATTCCCCACCCTTTTCTAATCCTGTAGCTCTAAATTTCTTAAGTTTTGTTTTTATTTTTTCTATTAAATCTAAAATTTCTTTAGGTGATTTTTGATATGCTTGATGTTGTATGGAATCTATAATTTCCATCCATCCTTGTGATTTCTCTAGAACTTTGCCCATATCTACATCTACATCAGTTCTTGTAGGTGCGACTAACCACTTGTCAAATAAAACGGAGTAAACTCCACTAGAGTGATGTACCTCTTCTACATCTTGTGCGTATACCTCAACCTCGTACCCTTTGATTTGAATGTCGTGAGAAGCATTCCATAAATTTTTTTTAGTATTTAATATGTTTTTCACTAAATCAACATTTTCATCTATACGGTCAAAATCTATTAAAATATGTAAATCGATATCTGAATACTGAGACCAATTATAGTTACAGATACTACCAGTTATTGTGATGTCTCCTATGTCACATTTTTGTGTATCTACATCACAATCTAAATTATCTAAATCTACAAAGTTTAAAAAATCATCGGCACTAAGCAAAAGTTTATCCCGAACTTCTTTCCTTAGACGATATTTTTTATCTTTATCTAAAGTCCAGATGTCGGGATTTAAACTTTTTTTTTGGTCAAAACTTTGTAGTATTCTATCTGCTAGGTTCATACCTATAAATAGTTCATATTAACGTAAGTTAGTCAAGTAATTTATATTTATACTTTTTTGCTATTTGTTTGTTGAAGTAACTACCTTGACTTTTAGCTATTCTTAATCCAGCAGCGGTATTACTATCTACATCCTCATATTCGTATTTACGTCCAGAATTAAATTCGACTATTAATTTTTTAGTGGTTTTATTATATATTGAACCTTTAATATTAGAAGACTTGTATTGGTTAATAATTCTATCACCACTATATATTTCTGATAACACTCCCATATTATTTCACTTCTTCGTATTCAACATCAGTTGTCTCTTCTTTATCACTACCTTCTTGTGGTTGTTCTGTTTGTTCATACATTTTAGTCGATATTGATTGCCATTCTTCGTTAAGATTTTTTAAACACTCCTCTATCAATTCTAAATTTTCACTCTTGTGAGATTCTTTAAGTTTATCCAGAGATTGTGTCAACTTTTCTTTATCTTCATCACTCAACTTATCACCAAACTCCTTTATTTGTTTTTCGGTTTGGAAAATCATGGTGTCAGCCTCATTTAACTTTTCCACTTTTTCCTTTTTTTCCTGGTCTTTAGCTTGGTTTTGTTCAGCTTCCATTTTCATTCTTTCGATTTCTTCATCCGATAAAGTACCTCCAGATTCAATTTTAATATTCTGAGATTTTCCAGTACCTTTATCTTTTGCACTTACACTAATAATACCATTAGCGTCAATATCGAAAGTCACTTCAATTTGTGGGATACCTCTAGGTGATGGTGGTATGTCCGTTAGTTGGAATCTTCCTAGACTTCTATTGTCCACAGCCATAGGTCTTTCACCTTGTAAAACATGTATATCTACAGATGGTTGGTTGTCTACTGCTGTAGAGAATACCTGTGACTTAGATGTTGGGATTGTACTGTTAGACTCAATAAGTGGTGTCATAACCCCTCCCATTGTTTCGATACCGAGTGAAAGTGGGGTAACGTCTAATAATAACACGTCATTTACATCTCCAGATAATACACCACCCTGAATAGCGGCTCCCATAGCTACTACCTCATCTGGATTTACACCCTTAGATGGTTTACGGTTAAAAAACTTTTCTACTGATTCTTGTATTATAGGTATTCTTGTAGAACCACCAACTAAAATTACTTCATCAATATCATCAACCTTAAGTTTAGCATCTTTAAGAGCTTTATCACAAGGTTTAATACTTCTTTTAACTAAGTCAGCAACCATAGTTTCAAATTTAGAACGAGATAAAGACATAACCAAGTGTTTAGGACCATTAGAGTCCGCGGTCAAATAAGGTAAGTTAATTTCTGTACTTGATGATGAAGATAGTTCTACTTTTGCTTTTTCAGCGGATTCTTTAATTCTTTGTAAAGCCATTGGGTCTTTACTCACATCAACACCGTTTTCTTTTTTGAATTGTTCAATTATCCAATCCATAATTATTTCATCAAAATTATCACCTCCCAAATGAGTGTCACCATTTGTTGATAATACTTCAAAAACACCGTCACCCATTTCTAAAATGGAAACATCAAAAGTACCACCACCTAAATCGTATACCACAACTTTTTTATCTTTATTATCGTCAAGACCATAAGCTAGTGAAGCTGCGGTTGGTTCGTTTATAATTCTTAGAACATTTAATCCAGCAATTTCTCCAGCTTCTTTAGTTGCGTTTCTTTGTGAATCATTAAAATAAGCTGGTACGGTAATAACCGCATCTGTTACGGTTTCACCGAGATATTCTTCTGCTGTTTTTTTAAGATTTTGTAGTACCACAGCTGAAATTTCTTGTGGAATGTATTTAGTATCGTCTATTTCTATACCGATACCGTTATTATTTATTTTTGATACTTTGTAGGGCATCTTACTTGCCTCTTTTTTAATTTCTGAGTAGGTACTACCCATAAATCTTTTTACTGAGTAGATAGTTTTTTCAGGATTAGTGACCGCTTGTCGTTTAGCTGGGTCACCAACTACTCTTTCTCCTTTATTTTTAAAAGCTACTACGGATGGTGTGGTTCTTTGACCTTCACCATTAACAATAACTTTAGGTTCGTTACCTTCTATTACGGCAACACAGGAATTTGTCGTTCCTAAATCTATACCAATTACTTTTCCCATTTGTTTAATTTTTATTTATGGTTATTTGTTTATTTATGAAAAATATATTAATACTTTTCATTAAATCAAGTAGTCAAATAGTGTACCATTAAAAAAATACTGACATTTTGTCATGAGGACATGTCACAACGACAATGGTTGATTATTAAGATTATTGGTAGTATAATTGTAAGGAATTAAAAAATTAAAAATACACCTATGAGATTAGAAGGAAATTTTGCCGACTTCGAGTCAGACGACTCTAAGAGTAAACCAAGAAAAGAAAAAAGTAATATTAAAAGTAGAACACCAGTTTTAGATAATTTTTCTAGAGATTTAATACAATATGCGGAAGAGGGTAAATTAGACCCTGTAGTAGGTAGAGAAGCGGAAATAAATAGAATAGCTCAAATACTTTCTAGAAGAAAAAAGAATAACCCTGTTTTAATTGGTGAACCTGGATGTGGTAAAACCGCTTTAGTAGAGGGGTTAGCTATTAAAATTAGTGAGGGTAGGTGTCCTAGAAACCTATTAGATAAAAAAATTATAGGTTTGGATTTAACTTCTATTGTTGCGGGTACAAAATATCGTGGTCAGTTTGAGGAAAGAATGAAAGCTATTATAGATGAATTAAAAGATAATGAAGATATTATAATTTTTATAGATGAGATTCATACTGTTGTGGGTACTGGAAATGCCTCTGGTGCTTTGGACGCTGCTAATATTTTTAAACCCGCTTTAGCGAGAGGTGAAGTCCAATGTATTGGAGCTACAACTATTGATGAGTATCGTGAAAATATAGAAAAAGATGGTGCTTTAGAGAGGAGATTTCAAAAAGTTATGGTAGAACCGACAACTATGGAAGAAACTTTACAGATTTTAAAAAATCTTAAAGAGAGGTATGAGGACCACCATAAAGTTAGTTTTACTGACGATTCATTATCAGCTTGTGTTATGTTAGCTGAAAGATATATAACCCATAGAGAATTTCCTGATAAAGCTATAGATATTATGGATGAGGTTGGAGCTAAAGTACAAGTAGATGTTGCTTTTCCTAAGGAAATAGAAGACTTAAGAACTAAATTAGCTAATTTAAAATTAGAGAAAGTAGAGGTGGTAAAATCACAAAAATATGAAAAAGCAGCGGAATTAAGAGATGAAGAAAAAAATGTAGTTTCTCTTTTAGACACTAAAAAACTAGAGTGGGAAATAGAAATGGAAGAAAGTAGGATTGACGTTACTGAAGAAGACATTTATGAAGTGGTATCACAAATAACTAAAATTCCCTTAACCAAGTTAGATAGTAACGAAACTAAAAATTTGTTAAACTTAGAGAAGTCTTTACAAAAGTTAGTGATAGGTCAAGATGAAGCTATTAAAAAAATAGCAAAAGCCATTCGTAGGAATAGGGTGGGTATTCGTGAAGTAAAAAAACCGATAGGTTCTTTCATGTTTTTAGGTTCCACAGGTGTAGGTAAAACTCATTTAGCTAAAGCTATAGCAAAAGAAATTTTTGGTAGTGAAGATGCCTTAATTAGATTAGATATGTCTGAATATAAAGAAAAGTTTAATTCTACCAGATTAATTGGTTCACCTCCTGGATACGTTGGGTACAATGAAGGTGGTCAATTAACGGAAGCTGTTAGAAAAAAACCTTACTCGGTAATTTTATTAGATGAAATTGAAAAAGCACATTCCGATATCTACGATTTATTACTTCAAATATTTGACGATGGACATATTACGGACGGTTTAGGTAGAAAAATTAACTTTAAAAATACTCTACTTATCATGACCTCTAACGTAGGAGCTAAACAAGTTTCAGAGTTCAATAAACCCTTAGGTTTTTCCACTAAAGACACTGAATCTAGAATGGAAGAAAAAAAGGAAGCTATTATTAAAAAAGCTTTAAAAAATACATTTAGACCAGAATTCTTAAATAGAATAGACCAGACTGTCGTATTTAAACCATTACAAAAAAGAGTAATATCCAAAATTGTTAAATTAGAATTAAAATCATTACAGGATAGGTTAATTGAAAAAAACTACAATGTTGTTTTTGATAATTCATTGACTAAATATATTGTTGAAGAGGGATATGATGAAAAATTTGGTGCTAGACCGATTAAAAGAGCAATTCAAAATAAAGTAGAAGATTTTATTTCTGAAAATATTTTAAAAGGTGAAATTCTAGAAGATGTTCATTACTCTTTAAGTGTAGATAAAGATAATAATGTTTTAGTGACTACAGTTTAACAAGATACTTTAGTTACTTGACAGGTGTCTTCATTTCTGGCAAAACACCCTATTTGTCCTTCTTCACATGTTGGGCAACCTACCTTACTTGTTCCATTTGAAAAGTAGGCTGGGAATGTTTTTGAGGTTTCAGTACATACACATTCACTAGTTTCGTATATGTAATCACCCGTATTAAGTAAACAAGGGTTTGACTGATTACTATAAAAAGTACTACATGTAGTACTTGCACAAGGACCTAATTTATTCTCACAGTCCGATTTACTAGATTTTAAAGATATGGCATTACAACTCCCACCTTCACTACAAGTCTCTAATTCATGACCCATAAAACTTCTTATATGGTGAGGTCCATCTTTTGCTCGTCCACCAAAAACTTTTTCTATTTTGGCACACCATTCTACACCATATATTGCTCTAATTCCCATTTTAACTAACTTGTAAATAAGTTATGTCGGGATTAAGGAACATATAACCTCCTGATGGTGTAACCGTTGGTCCACCTATAAGATGTCCCACGGCTCTTACTATATTTCCTGAACTTGCTGGGGGTGTTTTTGTTACAGTACCTGGTGTACTTGCATCTAAATAAAGTGGTTCCCCAGGTAGTGCACCTGATGGTAGTGAATTTAATTTTAAATGACCTCTAATTAATATTCCTTTCCCTCTACCTGCCACTTGGGGGGTGTCGGATAAAGCGAACCCTACCATTTTTCCTTCAGTAAATCCACTTGTAAGGACATTAGTTTGTTTCCAACAACCATCTGTATCTAAATATACAAACTGACCAGCTAGATACGTCGGGTCGTCTGCAGCACATAAACCATACCTTACAATTTCTCCTCCCCCTTCTTTTTGTGGTATAGCTAACATGTCTGCAGTATCATGAACCACATTATGAATAGTTGGGCTATCTGATTCTTGTATACTATTAGTAGTTATGTAGTCGTTACTGGAAACTCTGACTTTGTTGGTAACTTGTAACTTGCTTGAGTAAGCGGTATCATTGGTAAATCCTGTTAATTTTTGTCCTGCTAGTATACTACTGTTTTTAATGATTTCCGCAGCACCCTTACCTATAGATTGGTTAGCTCCAGCTAAAATCGCACAATTTGAAACTTCGGTACCTACTTGGTCCCCGAGTTTATTATTTTCACCGGCTAAAATAGAAGATTGTCGTGTTTTTCCCGTAATTGTATTCTCCAAACCAACCATAAAAACATTAGTGGATATGTAAGCTGTTTCACCATCATCGTGACCACCGACTGTGTTCTGTTGTCCAAAAACGGTAGCTTGGTGAGTATCCTGAATTAAGTAATTATTAAGTCCTCCCACAAAAGAACAAACAAAATCCGAGTTTTTAGTTCCTCCAGAATTTACTTCATTCTGTGAACCTAAAACATACACTCGATTTGCTCTAGAAAAATTATCTACCCCTAAAATGTAATTAAAGTCAGAATCTACATTATCCATTGAACCACCTACGAAATTAGCTTTACCTATGACTGTATTTCCACCATAACCGGTTTTATTAAGACCACCAAAAACTAATGATGTCTGTCCAGAAACTATATTTCCAGTACCCATAACTGTATTATATAATGAGGTATTTGTGTTACCTGAACCTCCTAAAATACTACACCCAATCCCGTCGTTTATTTGATTATGGTGACCACTTACTATACCATTAAATGTCCCATTCCGGTTAAAGTTATTTCTAATCGTATTTTTTTTACCCCCTATAATTGTTGCGGTAGTTGCTGAAACTAAGAAATTAGCTTGACCCCCACCAACAAAACTGGATATGGAATCATGTACTATATGTTGGTCTCCACCCGCAATTAAACTGTTTGTAGATGTACCAGTTGTATCATAAGTTCCTTTAACGTCTTTTAAAGCCCCATTAGATGTACCAAATTCTTCCCAAAATCCACTACTTGTAACATTGGAAGCATCAATAACAATGGTATCACCAGTAACACCTATTGTAATACCATTACTTCCAGATAAAGAATATAAATTCATTACACCGTTATTACTTCCAACTTCTTTATCTCTAAATACACCAATACCTGTACCCACATTACCACATGTAGTATTATCTATTTTAGTATTTAAAATGGTAAAGTTTCCATCTAACTCAGCATGTGTTAATGCTGTAGTTTGAGTTGTTCTCAAATAAAAAGGTGTTGGTAAAGGCATATCTATTGTTTTACAATAAATATTACTTAGAATAAAATAAGATTATAAAAGATTGTATGGGTAAGACTGTGGTTGGTGAATAAACTCGTATTTTTTGTTACCTAACTGTTTTACTACTTTTAAACCTAGATTTATAGCGTTTTGGACATCTTCCACAACAACATACTCATATGGTGTGTGATAACGATAATAACCCGCGGCAAAATTTAAACAAGGGAAGTTAAATTTTTTCTTTAACATCATAGTGTCTGTATACGGGTGATTCAACCATTTCGTAAATCCGTGTTCTAAAATTATATCTTTTACTGAACCAAAAAATTTACTTTCTTCTTCATATAATTTAACTCCCATAAGAGTTTTACTCATTGTATCATTTTCTGTGGAATCAAATTGAATAGCGTAACCTACATTTGTAAAGAAATCTGGGTCAGCTTCCTTAGAACCGTTACACCCTGTTTCTTCCGCTACTGGTAGAAATACCTTACAAGAGTCTAATTTTTCTAATAACTGTAGACAGATGAATACACCTGCTTTATCATCCCCACCAATACCAGTAGGTAAACCTTCTTCTTTATCATAAGCTTTTAAAGCTAATTTAAGGTCTCCTTGTGCATTAGGTAGTTGTTCTTCTCTAACTTCCATTTCGGTAATATTATGCACACTATCAAGATGAGCCACCAAACAAGGATAGGTCGAAGAGTCTCCTTTAGTAATATAGAGACTCCCCAACTTATCTTGATAATAATTAACCGAGTCTAGAGAACTAATATAATTAATAACGTGTTCTATGAGCCTATCCTCCTCCCAAGTATGGGTAGGGACGGAAAGTAAGTTTTTTAATTTATTTAGTGTTTCTCTATTCATACTACAAATATACAAATAATATTTTAAAGAAAAAAATAAAATTTAAACTTTTTTAATTTGGTTTAGTTGAAATTATATTCTATATTTGTCATGTATTCATCACACAAACATGCTCGGGTGGTGGAATAGGTAGACACGAGGGACTTAAAATCCCTTGGCCATTGTGGCCGTGCGGGTTCGATTCCCGCCCCGAGTACCCAAATGCACCCGTAGCTCAGCTGGATAGAGCAACTGCCTTCTAAGCAGTAGGTCATAGGTTCGACTCCTATCGGGTGTACTAAATATAGACGGGTATCCCCTCAAGCTTATACCTTGTAGAAAGGGTAACTGGTTACATGTGGGTTCAAGTCCCATTCCGTCTACCCGAAGATAAATTTTTTAATTTATCGGGTGTATTTATATAAGTTCTTTGAAAATATGGGGATGACTGGAATTGATTGACGTTAGTTTGATTGATATCAGCACGTCGAGGCTAAACTAACCTTGTAAAACTGGTTTATACTTCTAATCGGCAACGTATTAGATACTATGACAACTCTCGGTCTTGTCCGTGAGGAGTCAACTGTGGCTGTAGCGTAATTAAATTACGACTAAGGCTCCATCTCGTCTAAAGAATTTAAGATTTGTGTCTTTAGTATATGAGGTGTCGACAGACAAATCGAACGCACCAATACCATTAAGGTGGTTAAATAACATTATGGTTGGGGCTTCTGGATGGTTGTTTATTCTAGAAGGGTAAGTCCGAGGATAAAAGAATAAACTAAGCGTGTAGGATAGGTACGATAGACAATGGACAAGACGGGGGTTCGATTCCCCCCATCTCCACCAATAAAAAAGGTCCCGTTTGGGACCTTTTATGTTTTTATATATTTTTACTAATTATCTTCCTAGATTTTGCATAAACTGTTGGAAGTACTTTTGAGCTATGTCACTCAGTCCACCACCACCAGAGGATGTGGTACTTTGACCCGATGTTTCAGGTGGGACTTCTCCACCACCACCTAGGTCTTGTCCTTTAAATTGTTGTTTTTTCTTTTCTTCAACATCTTTTAAAGCGTCCTGTACTTGGTCCTTTTTCTTACCTAAAGCTCCACACAAGTAGTCTCTTACTTGTTTTTCTAATTCTTTGTAGAATTCTAGGTTGTCACCTAAGTTAGTTAATGAGTTACCAAATATTTGTTCTACTGTTCCACCCATACCAGTTAATTGTCTGTTAAGTCTCCTTACACCATATTCTAAAACACCTTTAGTTAATATAGGTGTTAAGTACTCACAGTTCATTAATTTTGGTAACTGGGTAAATGGGACGTTACCTAATGAAGTTGCTAATATCTCTTTTAACTCACCGTCTTTAATACCCATAAAACCTAAAATCCATCTATATAATTTTTCACGAATTGTTTCCCACAATGTGCCCATAACTCCTTGATTTTGAGACATTGAAAATGCAGCTTGTTCATTAAGAATGTTTTCGTGTTTTACAAGATAATTTGATAAGTCGTCAGTAGTAATACCATTTCTATTTAACCTATGTACCTCTTGTACATAATTTTCAAATATAGTATCTGGAGATTTCCCATGATTTCTTCTACTAAATCTGTCCACCCAAAGACCTATTTTTCTCTCTTTTGATTCTGAAAGAATAGGTTTTTTGTTTTTTAATTTTTCTTCATTTACTAAATCTTCAATAAATGACACTAATTCTGATTCTTTAAATTGTATTTTAGACATTATCTATTATATTTTATCTTCTTCTTTTATTTCTTAAATCTCCGTCACCTTTAATTCCATATTCTCTTTTAACACGTCTAGTTTCTTTTCCTAAACCAAAGTTATACGCTGCGTAACAATATTGTAATACCTTATAGGTGTTAGGTCCCCCAATTGTTGGTAAAGCTCTAGATGCTGCACCTATAACCAAAATACACTCATCTTTTGTGGCTTTAGTTTTATTTATATTTTCTAAGTTCTCTAGACTTGTTTCTGCAGCTTTTTGACTAGTAAATCTTCCAGAAGTGTTTTTTATTTCAGCTTCCTCAGAACCCACATTTTCATCTGGTTTAGACGGTGTTGGTGTTGGTGTATTTAATCCCTTAACCATTTTAGATGCTGTTTTTGGTCCGACGATACCGTCAACTTTAAGCCCGTTAGTGTTCTGGTATGTTTTAACAGCTTCTAAAGTTTTATTGTCAAAAATACCATTTATAGGAGACACACCCAACATCCTTTGTATTGCGGCTACTGAATCTCCCCTCATACCTTTTTTGATTATTCCATTACCAGCTGCAACTGCAGTTAAAGTAGGTGCTACTCCGTATGATGAACTACTACTACTACTATCATCTGTTGTAGTTTCTGGTTTTTCTTCAGTATTTCCAGTTGTTCTTCTTACTCTTCTAATTGAGTACTTATTATCATCTCTATTGTAATTAACTGAGTATTTTTGTTCTACAATTAATTTACTTTCACCTAGAACCTCGGCTAATCCAGTAATTGACTCTGTTAAAACCTCAAAATCTTTAACACCCATCGCTAATGCGATAGCAGCTCCTTGAAGTGCTGTTGGTTTCCGTTTAGCTGTTGTAGGATTATCATTCACTAATTCATCAATATATTCTGAAGCAGTTCCTTCTGGACCTTCAATATCATTTAGATTTTCATCTACTTCATAAATTTGACCACCAACCTCAATAGATTTAGTTAAAATCAATATATCTTTTTCTGCATCAGTTTCATCATCTGCGTTACCAAATACTTTTGCTAGTTTTGCTTTATCTTCGTCATCAGCAATTCCATAAGTTTGTCCTTGTGGTGTTTGGAAATAGTATTTTTCATCTGAATTTTCTATGTACTGAAACTGACCTAAGTAATCTTTACTACCTGCTTTAAATACTGCAGCTAATGATGCTGTTCCTGCACCATCCACACCTACAAATATATCTACAGTTTCTCCACCAAATAAAGTTTTAAACTTAATTCTATAAGCTGGTAAACCTTCAGGTCTTTCTATAAGGTCTTCACTTTTTTCTTTTAGAATTTTTTCTAAATCTTTGTTACTGAATATTTTTTTACCATCTATGATGGTTAATGGTTTGTCTTTTAAAATATTATAAACTTGATTTAAATCACTCTCATCCATTTCATCAAATAATTCTTCTAATAAAGGAACGTCATATTTTAATTGGTATATTTTAGATAAGTGTGAACAATCACCTACTGTATTGATTGCTTGAAATGCTCTATAAACATCTTCTTCTTCGGTTCCTGCTCCTTCAGTTGCTCCGAAAGATATAAAATCTACAATACCTTTACCAAAATATTTTTCACCACCTTCTGTTGCGTCATGAATAGCTGCGGCTATTTGTGCAATATCTGATTCTGACTGAAAAGTTACAGTAATATCACTTTCATCATTATCCATCTGTACTAAACTTTCATAATAAGCTGGAGAAAAACACATAGACAACCAGTCTTCTTTAGACACATCTTTACCTTCGGACCAATCTTGTTGTCCACCTACCGCATCTCCAGGTAAAGGAGTACCATCATTACCTCCAGCACCAAGTAAGTAAGCTCCTGTACCCCATGTAAGTAAGGAACCTATCCCTTTAGCCATATTCCTGTTTGCTAAACCTGCGATACTAGAGGACGCTCCACCTAATCCTCTTCCTGTAGCTATTCTACCTATTGACTGCTTAGATAGATTTTTTCCAGTAACCGTTTTTAATCCACGAGTAGAGACTTTACCAAACCCAAGTAAACTTTTAGCCCAATTGGGTGCTTTACTTAATAGACCTCTACTACCAGCTCTTGCTGACCAAGTTCCTACACTAGCTAAACCTCTACCTAAAGCTGTCCTTCCTATTGCACCTACTATTGGTGCTAAGAAAGCCCACTCTGTTAGTAATTCTGCTTCCGTAAGAATTTTTTTATTCTGAGTAGTTTCCCGATTCTCCTTTAATATTTTTAAATCGTAAGTACGATTTTTAGTTTTTTTGTTGTAGTTTTTTGACTCTTCTAAGGTAAATTCTTTATTATAGCCATTTAAATGGTCTATTTTTCTTAGTTCTTCAGTCAATGACATTTTAGGTTTTTCCATTTTTGTTTTTTTTTATAAATATTTAGTTATCTATTAAAATTTCTTGTTTATTACTTTAAGGCGTCTACAAAATCTCCCTGGTCTTGTTTATTTAAATCGTTAAAGAAGTTACTTCCTTCATCGGACCTTAAAAATTCTTCAAACTTTCCATTTAATGTTCCTTCGTCCATACCCTCAATTGCTGCTGCTCCTACACCAGTTCCTGTAAGGTAATTTATAAATTTAGAATATAATTTTGTTCTATTTAATAATCCTTTTCTTTGCATTCTTGTTAGTAACCCACCACTCTTACGGAATATCTTAACTTTTCCAGTTTGTTTTGCTGCTTGTGTAAATACACTAACGTAAGTTTTAGCGTCTTTAGAAAAAGCTCTAAAACCTGGTAATTTACCTATTTTACTTATTATTTTACTTAAGAATCCTTGTGTGGAAGGGTTTTTCATAGTTTCAAGAACCGCTTTACCAGCTTTTGTTTTACCCATTTCTGAAGCTACCTTAGCAGCATTACCACTTTTAAGTCCAACATTTATAGCTTTAGCGTTTATTTTACCTGCTTTCATTAAACCAATGAAAGGTTTAGCTATAGCATCCCCAACGTAAGGTACAAGAGATATTAAACTTAACATCCCATATAGAATGTCTCCTTGTTTAAAGTACGACATGGCGTTAATACCATCTGCAATACCTGTTGGGTCAACAATTCCCACAAAATCTAAAAAAGTATTGTACCACTTACTTTCATTTAATAAATCTACATCAAACTCCGTATCGTAATCTAATGAGTGTTTTCTTTTCATTTCATCGAAAGAAGGTTTATTATAATAAGACCTAATATCTCTATCTGCGGTTGTGAACCCGTCATCATCCATTTCAATATCAAACATCCCTTCTTCGTCACTATCTTCCCATAAAGGATTTGCTTTACCCCTACTAATAGAATAAGAGTCTGCCCAGTGACTTACACCACCACCAGCAGGATTAGCTGAACCTCTGGTTAAACCAGTTTCCCAAGTTTTTGCACCAGTACCACCAGCGTCTGAAGTTCCAGCTTCAACACCACCTCCAGAAGTACCTGCTTCTTGTTCACTAATCATTGTTTTAATGATTGTAATTAATTCAGTTTCACTTACTGTTACCTTTTTCATTATTAATCGTTCATTTTAACATCAACAGTAACAGTCACATTTACTTTACCATTATTAGTTTTCCAATTCCATTTTTTATACAACTTATCATCTTCGAAGTTTTCAGTTACATTTTTATCTTTTAAACTAAAAGCTCCTTTAGTGGCATTTAAATGTCCTTCGATTTTCTTAAAAATATCTTTAGCTACTGGACTTGCACTCTTTGGTAATGGTTGACTTTTTGTCTTAGAGGCTTCTTTTTTTTCTTCTAATTCATGACCTAAAGTTAAATTTTCGATGATTCTAACTAATTCTGATTCAGTAAGTCTTACTACTTTTTTCATTTGCTTATTTTTTTATTTATCCACTCTTTTATATAGTGTTTAGAAAGGTTATTAATTCTTTTATTAATAGTAGAAGTCAGGTAATCTTCATCATCAGACATTTCACATATAGCTTCCTCAATTAATTGGTCTCTGAAACCTCCCTTAATTAATTTTGTAGCTTCCGTCAATTTAAACTTCTTCCTATTATCATAAATAGTATCTAGAAAGGTAAATATATTTTCTTTTAAACCTTCTTCAGTATAGTGCACTTTTTTCTTGTTAACTATATCTTTTACGATATGTTCAAGATGAAGACTTAATTTAAATGCGTTACCCATTTTATACTTTTTCCTATAAATATTTGGTTATTAGATAATAATTATTTATCTTTGTACTATTAAACACAAAATACTCACATTTAAAACAATATACCTATGAATAAAATTTTTTTATACCTCACCTTATTAAGTTTAGTTTTCACTAGTTGTGAAAAATATGAGTTTGATGTCGATATCCCAACTATCGAAGGAACTGAGTGGATTTTAGTAAACGGTAGAGTTTATACTGAAAATTTGACTACTGGAGAATTAACTTATTATGACCACTTTGACGATAATCAAACTACGTCTAATTTAGATATATTTGGTGGTTCTTTGGTAGATGTTGACAACATAGAACAAAATGTCACTACTTGGTATTTTGAAGATGGTACATTTACATTAGATAACGGTAACACTTATGATTACGATACCCATGGGAGTGGTAGTAGAAAACAATATAAACTTTTAGGTATACCTCCTTATGGTTCCTCTCGAAGTTTAGGGATTTTAGATTTTGATGAAAATGTACTTCATGTACAAATATATGAATCCAATGAATCTAATCATGGTGATAATTACCACTACTACACTGTATTAACTTTTGTAAAGAGTGGTTATAGTTGTCCTTCATGTGTGTATACTAGTGAATTTAATTACGAATATGGTGGTACAGTAAGTTTGGTTTCTTCAGATGTTCCTGGTCACTTACAGTTAACTGGTACTTCATGGGTCATAACTAGATATGATAATGGGATGACTCCAGTCTACCCTAATGATACAATTAATTTCAATAGTGGTGTGTCTTACGATATAAATGGTTCAAACCCTAACACTTACTCCTTATCTAATAACACAGGTAATAACCTTCATAATTTAACACTTTATGAATGTGTTACATTTAATGGTAATTATTCAGGGCAGGTAGGATTGTCTTTCATTGATGATGGTGAATTAAATAACCTTACAATGAATGGTATATTTGGAACCTCTGGTTCTATTAACGTTTGGATGGAACGAATTAACTAGTCTTCTATTTCAAAATAATTGTCTAGACTACCATCGTTCAAATCATAAGCCTCCTCCAATTTGCTCTTACATGTTTCTACCAAATCCCAGTCATTGTCTTGAATGGCTTCATTTAGTAATTCTATAATGTCGTACAATTCCATAATGATATTATTTTTGAGAATAAGTATTTATAATGTAAGCAAAAGACATTTCCTTTATTAAAAAAAATTAATACAATTATCTTATGGGAAAAAAAGATTTAAAAAACCAACATAAAGATTTGGTAATTCACATTATTGATATACTCGCTGAACTTGACCCTTCAAAAACAAATAAATTTCTAACACTATTAATTAAACGTTTCAAAGAAGAATCTTCTCAGTTTAAAAAATACATAACACTTGAGATTATGCATTTAATGGGTAAGGAAAATTTACGGGCATTAAAAGATTTTAATAATCATCTCGATAATAATCGAACCGAAATTAAGGATGTTTCTTTGATAAAAGATTTTGGAGATTTACACGAACAACTAGTTTACGCCGAATTAAAACTTAAAAAAAGAGATTTAAAAAAAGAAATTTCTATTTTATATAAAGACAAAGAGTGGTTAGTATTAAAACCCTTAAGTTACGAATCTTCAAAAATTTATGGTGCAGGAACTAAGTGGTGTACTAGTAGTAGAGAAGACGATAAAGCTTTTTATAATTATTCTAATGATGGTGTTCTTTTATACGTTATAAAATTGGGGACAAAAGAAAAATATGGTGTTCACTGGTACTTCGAAAAAGAGAAAAGTGTTGAGATGAGTTGGTGGGATGTTGAGGACAGGAAAGTAGATTCACTAACCCTTAATGTTCCTTCTAAAATTACACAAATTGTTTTAGACCATTATTTAACCATTAAACAACCCAATTCAGATTACTTTAAAGGGAGGGATAAGGAAAGGTCAGAAGAATTAAAGGTAAAATCAGATAATTGTAATGTAATACCTTTTAATCCAGAACCACTACCTAACTTGGTAGAACCTGAATGGACATTATATCAAGGTAACACTACAACTACACTGGATGTGGATGGTCTAGTAAGTAAAAGTTTAGAGTACACCTATATGGCAGACGCCATGAAAAAAAGTTTAGAGGATTTGGATAATTAATTCCAGAAAGACTTATAAACTGATTCGTTAATCGTTTCTGGGTCTAAAGGTGGTGAATTAAATATCATATATTGGTCTGTTTTCCCATTTACCGTTTCATAAACTGGTCTGTTACCCTCATTTTTAAAAATAAATATTTTGTCTTTAGTTCCGACTTTGGTTGGGCCAAATAAGAAATGTGTGACATTGGGTCCATATTGTTTTAACCATCCCGACTTTACCCAGTATTTCCCATCTTTTCTTTTCACCACATCATTAGAGTCATATAAAGATTTGATTTGAATGGCCATTATTTCACCTGTAGATTTATTTTTAATTACAACATCTTCTCCAGTTAGAGCATCTGCTGCAATTCCAGGTTCATTCCCCACCTCCCCGTCTTGTTCCCACTGAGGGTATAGTGTATTTAATTCTTTAACTGCAGATATTTCATTTTCACGTCCTTTTCCCCAACTACCTTGATTTGCTTTAACTAACGCTTTAAGAATAGGACTATTAAGACCAAAAATTTCTCTTCTATTATTTTTTAACCAATTATTAAAATGATTAACATCGAACCAACCAGCCCCTACACAGGGGTAATTAATTTCGTTTAAGTGCTTTTCGTAATTTTTTAACAATATGTCTCTCACATAGGGATTGGTTTCAAAAAAATTTAAAATAGACCATCCGTAAGTAGTTCCAGGAGCATCAGTACCTGGAACATTAATAAAACCATTTTGCATATGTTGTTCAGTTGGTTCACCTAATGGTGCTATATATTGTTTGTACACATCAATCAGTATTTCTCTAATGGTGTGCTGTAATTGTTTTTTGCTATAGTCACCCCAATATTTCCACCCGTTTTTCCCTATGTTATATAACTTACAAGGTCCACCACCATATCCCTTCAACAGTGTAATTACTTCTGGTTCTGGTTGATTTATTTCTGGTCTATTTAACACCAGGTCTAGGTCTCCTCTTGTATCCTTATTATAGTTAATTTGTATACCACCATATTTAGCATTATTAACTTCATAAGCGTCAAGGCTAATTGTTGGGTAGTTATCCTGAGGGCCTTTTAATATTATCACCTCTACACCTGGTAGCTTTTTTACATTTTTATCTTTAGTATTTAAGAATACAAGTTGATTCCTACCATAAAACTTGGGGTCACTAATACTGGTATAATTAATCTCTTGTGTTTGTTGTTCATTTAAGATTATGGATTCTCCTAAGAGTTCTTCACTTCTAACTAGTCTATAAGCGTCTATGGATGGATATAAAGGCATATTCTTAAACTCTGGACCATCAGGGTCTATAATCCATCTAACTAATAATCTATCTTCC